GAATAGGCGGCTTCCCAATCTACTTTGACGTTGTACTGGGCGTAGATCTGCGCCTTGGTCTTCGGCACCTTATAGCAGGCCCACTCCAGCCCATCGGGTCCCGTACCCCAGTAGGTATGGAGCGGGTCCCAGGGCGTGATATCCACATACGTTGAGCCGTCCTCTCGTTTCGCCAGCAGCGCTCTTCCCGCATACCAGCCTCGGAGAACGGCATACCAGCCTATCTGGTCACGCAGGGTGGGGAGCATAAGGCGGCACAGCCGTTCATCGGCGGCCTTGAGCAGCCCAATGAGGAACCGTTCCTTCATGTCGTTGCGTTCCCGGATCTTGGGTTCCGCGCCGTCATGGGGGATACGCACCGTCATCTCCGCGCTGGAGACCCAGCCGATCACCTTTTCCGCAAAGGTCTGGGGGTCGTTGCTGGTATAGCTCTGATAGCCCTCACCTGCGTCAAACGGTTCCAGCCGGTAGAGTGAGTGGTCATCCTGCATCCTCTGGCGCAGGGGTTCCGTGGCATCGTAGTGAGCCTCAACTAGCTCAATAATATCTTCCGGTTTACGCCTTGCCATCTACACCCACCTCTTCACACGGATACGGTCGCGTCCTTCGACGTATCCGTACCCGAATCGGTCTATGAGGCCATAGATCACGGCTTTTACGCTATGATTATACTTGTCTTCGGGGATATCGCCAACTATGTTCCCTTCCCGGTCAGTTTTCCACCTGTACGCCTTGGTCTGGCCGTCAAACGGGTTCGGCGCGGAGCCGAACTCTGACAGGATGCCGTGGCATTTCGGGTTGAACACTATTCTCGGGGCGTGGGTCTTCGGGTCTATCTTGAGCCACCCTTTGAGCCGTTCTGTCCCCTCGTTGATCCTGATCTTCTGGGAGGAGAGATAAAGCCCTGTCCTTTCCAGCCAGACCTCTGCCGGCGCTGCCATTGCTTGGTGCTGGGTGCCGGCGATATCAATGACGCCAAACTTGACATCTTTCCACCAATCTCTGGTCTGGGCGATGGCGATGATATCTTCGGTAACAAGTTGCTGCTCATAGATTTCGTCGATGACTCTGATCTGCTCACCGATGACTTGAACAACCTCCACGGCATAAGCACCCGCATAGCCCGGGTCCATCCAGATATGGACTGGTTCACCTGGTTCATATTCCACCTCGCTTATATGAGCATCGGGCCTGAACTCAGGGAACACGAGCCCCTTGGGCGGGGAGGGTTTCCCCTCGATCCGCTCCATGAAGAAGTCGTCACTCGACACCTCTTTAAGCCGTAGTATCTCAGGGTCATTCACTCCCTTGGGATACAAATGCACATTCGTATAGCTCGGCAGGGAGTAAGCCCGAGCGTCCTTGTCCGCACCCGACGCCCACGCTGTGAACATCTGCGGATACCACCCTAGAGACCCCTCAAACGTCCCTGAGAGGAACATCCACCCTCGCTTCGGGGCACATCTCCCCCGAAGGCGGAAAAACGTCTCAAGGTCGAGCTGGCTTGCCTCGCACCCTATGACTCCGTTGGGGGCGCGCATGGAGAGTGTACGAGGGTCCTTAGCACTCTTCGTCTCAATTTTCGTTCCATCAGCAAGAGTGAGATGACCGGGATCAACACGTTTGGATGCCTCCTTGAGGATTCCAAGTGCGCTGAAGTCCTGTAGCAGGTACTCAAATTCCGCTCGTGTCCGCTCATAGTCCGCGGCGACAAGCCAGTAAAGACCCCTCTCCGCGGTTTCCGCGAACCTCGAAAGAAGATATTTCGAGGCGATAAGCGACTTCCCCGCCTGCTCTCCTCCCGCCACGAGATTGAACCGAAACGGGGACCGGAGTATAACTTCCTGCTCCGGCGTCGGCGAGAAACCAACCTTCTCAAAAAGGTAATCACGTAAATCCGGCCCCTTCGTGAGCGTCGTCACCGCTACTCTTCCTTCTCGGGCGCGTCCCTACGCTTCTCCAATAACTCCGTCAACGTCTTCTCCACACTCGCCGGCAACGCCTCGGGCTCCTCCACCTTCTCCCCACGCGCCTTGTCACGCGCCGCCTTCCGCCACTCAATAATCAAGTCCTTCGCCGAGTCCTCACTCATAGCGAACTGCGGCCTGAACTTCGTCGGTAGATTAGCATTCAATAACCCCAGAAGCAATACGTCGCTCCCACGGTTCTTATCCGGGTTCTTCACCCTCTCTAACGCAATCTCCTCCAAATACTCCCCAAACTCCATCTGCGCGTTCGCTACCAACCTCATGAAGTCAGGATCTTCTAATATCCATACCTCATACGCCTTCCTCGATATCTTCGCAATGCGGAATGCCCCGCTCCTCGTCCCAATCTCTCGGAACGCCTTCAAAAACAACGCCTTCCTCGCCTCCTTGTCCCCCTTCCGCTCCGCATTCGTCCGGCCTATGTTCTTAACACCGTATTTATTATCCATTTACCCTCTCCCTTAACAATCCCTCTCCCAAGTACTCTAGCGTTATATAACAATATAACATACCCCCCCTAAAGGGGGGGGGGTTAATGTTATATCGTTATAACCTGAAGCCTTAGATATAAAACATACAAAAGCATCCCGTAACATTATGTAAACCTAACATGTTATATAACACGGCATAACATGTTATATTAGCTACGAATTCCCCACTTCCTCAAGAAACCGCCTCTCAATAATGTGTCAACCTAACACGAGTATAACATGGGCATAACATGTTATATCGAGCACCGGAAATCGCTCCGCACAGGATTCGATTCCCGGTTCCAACCCCGGTACCGGAATCGGGAACCGAATATGAACGCCCCCTAGGACTAGCTCTCTTTAGCCGGTAACCTAACCTCCCACAGCATGTCCCTGTAGCGGGAAGTTGGGTGGTCTCATAGCACAAAAACGCTTTTATGAGAAAAAGTCTGGCAGGGGTACCTTCATACTCACACCTATCAATCTAAGCCATACCCATACTACACACACGCCACCATACGCCACCATCCATCACACAACACCCACCATCAACAACCAACAACCACACTACCACACACACCACCAACAACCACGCACACACCCACCACACCCACCACATCCCACAGCTATCGCTGCCACGTTTTTGCTCTCTGTGGCTGGTTGGCTAGCTAGCAGATACCCTAGCCCAAAAACGGGCGAACATATGTGCTAGCGCCTAGTGCCTAGTGCCTAGATCATACGTGCTGGTCGTCTGGTGGCTGGTGGCTGGTGGCTTTTTGATGCACCTATGTCGTAGGGTTTGCCCTACACCCCACCAGTCCCAACCACTACGCGGATCCCCGCCCGCCGTTACCTTCGACGCTCCGCCTTTACCATAACCATTACACCATACACCTGGTATCTGTTCGGGACTCTGCCCAATCTGCGCACCTGGCAACATATCCACCCTATAGGTACTTGACAACGTGTACCCAATAGGCTATACTTGTTCCATGTTGACTAGACAAGAGAGGCGAAACCTTCGGAAGCAAGCGCACCTTGACGGCTTGCACACATTCAACCGAAACACTGGGTTGATAGAAGGAAAATGGTTCCTCCAAGTCCACTATACCAATCGTCAACGACTAGCGGAACATCTCCGCAGCAAGGCAAGGCGAAACAACCCTATAGACACAAGGTTAATGCCGTGGCAATGACGCAATAGCGCAGCAGTGCTGCGCACCTATAACAGAATAGCTAGACGGTGCCGCCCTACCATAAACGGTGCGAATAACTAGCCTGCTAGCCATGTGATAGCTAGCTATAACATAAGGAGTAGCAACATGACACAAGCATACAGCGACCAGACAAGGGAAGCGGAACCATTCGCACTACCAGACGTTGAAGTTTTCGCAGTATCTCAAATGGAAGTGAATTACAACTTGGAGAATCTCGACCATGCAGATGAGAATACGCTCACTGAGGCTGGCTGGTACTGGTGGTCGTGTTTTCCAGGCTGTCTACCAGATAGCGAACCTTTCGGCCCATTTGCCACAGAAGCGGAAGCATTAGCAGACGCACAGGATATCAACTAGCACCCTAACTTGGAGGATAGCATGGCTGAGATACTAGACAGAATTGACTACGACTCGAAGCCGCTGAGCGACAACGACATACACGACTTGGAAATAGAGGTAACAGCATGAATATCACCTACTACATGAAACGGAACTACGGTGAAGACCAGCGGTATCCAGTTAGTGATGATGCGTGGCTAGTCACGGTACTGATGAATACTAAGACGATAACAGACCACGCAGTCGCAACTCTGGAACGTCACGGTGCGACCATCACGGAAGTGCTGAAGCCTAGATAGGAAACGGGGTGACGATATGGTGACTGCAACAAAGGTTAAGAGAGTGCGGTGCGGCGGCTGTGGGCGCAAGATGGCTCAATTGGCAAGGCGCAACCGTGACCCACTTACAGGGGACAGTTGGCACTACGACTGCCTAGGCAACGCCTGTGGCTCTATGAGAGAGCATTACCGCCAAGCATGGAAAGAACAGAAGCCGAAGCATTAGCAGACGCACAGAACATCAACTAACAACACAACAAGGAAAAGGAGTCAGTGATGGGCAAGCAATATGTAGGAATCAGGAGAGCCGACTACCGATATGAGCGATTCACTTACAGCATCACGCCCACTCAGGAAACACACGGGAGCGTGTACCTGGCTGTGATCGGGCCTTTTAGATCAAAGCGTGGAGCCACCTTTATGGCGGAGCACGGTAGTGGCAATCCTAACTTGCAGACGGTTAGCGATGCGGAGCGCATAGCCGAGGAAATGAGCGAATAGGAGGGTGACGGTATGACTGATATAAAACAACTAAACAAGGATAGACTCGCAAGGCTCAAGGCTGATGGTATTAGTCACGGCTTGCGAGTACTCATATATGAGATACAGCAAGCGCAACAATTCAACGCCGAACAGCCGCAAACTAGACGCAATGGTGAAGAATACCGCCGAAAGATGGTGA